GTACTGCTTCAGCCGCCTTGCCAGCTCGCCGTCCACCTTGTCCGTCTTATTCATCTGTTCCAGTTTCTTCATCGCCGCCGCAGCCTCCTCGCTGTCCCCGCTCTGGATGGCGTTGTACAGCCGGTCGTACTGCCCGGTGGCGCTCTCCGGCAGGCTGTTGAAGCTAAATTTTCCGCCCTGCGCCACGTTCTGGATGTCCTCTGCATAGGCGCGCAGCGCATCCACCATCTTCCGGCCGTTTCCGTATGGCACACCCGTCACTTCAAAGCAATCCTCAATAAAGGTAAAAACCTTTTTCCAGAACTTTGCATGGTGCTTTTCCAGCTCTGCCTCGTCCATCTCGCTGGTGTCCTTCTTTCCTTCTTTGAAGATATTCACTACATCTGATGCCAGATTATTTACCACGCTGATGTTCGTGGCACTGATCACGTCGTAATCCTTGCCCTGGATGGCATTGTCGATCAGGCTGTACAGCTCGCTACCAAACAGGAAGTTGCCCATCGTGCTCTCGGTGGACAGCGAAAAAAAGCGGTTCACCATGCTCTTCAGGGTCACGTCTCCGTTCTCGTCCTGCTCCCGGTCCCACCGGTGCAGCAGGAAGTCCGCGCCGATCTTCATCACGGCAAACACCGCCACCTGCGCCGCCTGGCTCAGAATGGCCCGGTCCCGCTGCTTTGTCGCCCGCTGCAGCTCTGCCTTGTTCGCGTCGCTGGCGTCCGCCTTATACCGCGCCGCCTGCGCTTTCCAGTCGCCCACCGCGTCGATCAGGATGCCCGCATTCTGGAAGCGCTGGGTCGTGAACATCGTAAAGGTCTTTACCATCTCGTTCGGGTCTCGCTGGATGCCTGCCCGCTGCATCACGGTGTAGTTCGGCTGGGTCTGCTCGATCACCTTCTGGTAGGTGCGGTTCACCGCCTCCCAGTATGCCGGGCTGCCGGTCTCGCCCGCTCCCTCGAATTCCGCCGCGTGGTTTTTGACATAGGCCTTGCTGCCCTCCCATAGGGCCGCCACCGTGATCTCGTCCATGCCGTTGATCCACCCGGTCAGCCATCCGGGCACCTTGTCCATGCCCTTCTGCACCAGCGTCTCCCGCTTTCCGATGCTCTGCAGCTCGCCTTTTCCGGCCCCGCGCTGCCGCCACTGCAAAAGCATGTCCCCGTGCTCTGCAATTTCCGCTTCCAGCGCCGCCTTCTGCTTCGGCGACAGGTTTTTCACAAAGGGCACTACCGCCGCCATGGTGTCCCCACCCAGCACGGCCGCCGCCGTCGGCAGGCTCGCCGCCTGTGCAATGGCCACGCCGGGGTTCAGGGTCAGCACCGCCCCCGCGTAGTTGCCCCGCAGCGTGCTCAGCATCCGGCTCACGCCGTTGGAGCGGTGCCGCTGGGTGGTCTGCAGGTCGGTCAGCAGATCGTCCAGGTAACTCACGGCCTTCGTGCCCCACTGCTCCTTGATCACGCCGTTTTTCAGTGTCTTCACGCCGTCCCGGGTCTCCACCCCTGCGTTCAGGATCTTCTGCACGTCCCGGATGGGCGCAGCCAGTCCCGCATAGGCTGCCGTGTCCCGCAGGCTGCGCTGCACCACGCTCGAGCACTCTTCCAAAAGGATGGGCTGGCTGCTCTTCACACGGTTCTTCAAAAAGCCCCGGCCCTCAATGGTCGCGTCCAGCTTCACGCCCTCGATCTCGGTTGCCAGATCGGCCTTGTGCACCTCGATTGGGTAGTAGTTCTGCACGGTGGCCCGCTTGTAGCCCACCAGCTGCAGGCTCGTCTCGTTGATCAGCTTCGTGGTGTAGTTTCCAAAAAACTCCTTCATGTCCGCGCACCACGCCCGGTCGTAGTCGGTCATGGCCGCTTCCACCCGGCCCACGATGCTGTCCTCTGTCGGCATGCCGTCCGCGTCGGTCAGCATGCCCAGCTGCACAAGCTGCCCCTTCTGGTAGGCCTGCTCCACGTCGCCCTTGCTGTACAGCTGCGCATCCGGCACCACCATGCCGCCGGTCATCAGGTGCGCCCGGCTGTCCTTGTTCTGCAGGTGCATGTACAAACTGCACAGCTGCGCATGGGTCAGCGGCACCGCGTTGTGGTCCGTGTCTCTCAGGCCCACGTCCACAAGGTCCGCACCCGGCCCGGCAAAGGCCTGCGCTTCCTTGGCGTGCTTTGCGCCCGTCACGTCCGCAAACAGCTTCTCTCCCTCGATGGTGATCTTCGTCTGCCGGTACTGGCCGTCGTTCAGCATCTGCCCGATCCTCTCCATCTGGCCGCCGTTCTTGTAGCCGCCCAGCATCCGCAGCACCCGCTCGGCCCCCAGCATGTCCAGGTTGTACTTGGTCAGCAGGTTCTGCAGCCCGTCCAGCGCCCCGCCGGGGTGGTTGCCCTTGCTCAGTGTCACCTCATAGGCCGCCTCGTCCGCGATCTTGCTCACCTCTTCGGCCTTCGCAAGGCTCACGGTCTTGTTTTCGTTCCGGATCACATGCAGCGTCGCGCTGGTGATGGCCTTCAGCATCCGCATCTGGTCCACCGTCATGGGCAGGTAGGTGCGGCTCTCGGTCTCCCGGATCCGCTTGCGCAGCCGCTCCTGCAAGGCCAGTGCCTTCTCGCTGTAGGGCAGCGCCTCGGCTTCCGCCAGCTTTGCCTGTAAGTCGGCCAGCTTTGCATCCTTCCACGCCGTCAGGTCGTTCTGCAGTTCCGTGATCAGGTCCGGCACCCCGGTCTGCTCCCACTCGGTGGTCATGGCCGTGGGGCTGCCCTTGCTGCCCATGCTCGCCTTGATGCTGTTCTGCAGCCGCGTCAGCTGGTTCACCGCCCGGTCGTTCAGCACGGTCATGTCGGCGATCTTTGCCACCTCCGCCGCCTGCACGATCAGCCGCTGGCTCACATACTTGCCCTTGCTCGGCCGCAGCACCATCTGGTTCAGCGCCGCCGCATCCTGCCGGATGCCCCGCTTCAGCTCGTCCATCTTCCGGCCGTCCCGCGCTTTCTGCACCCGCTTCTCGGCCACCCGCTTCGCAATGGCGATCTCCTCATCCCGCTGCTGGCGTGCCACCTCGGCGGCCAGTGCGTTCCGCTGCGCCTGCTTCTGCTGCCAGGCCTCGGCCTTCCGCTGGTTCTCTTCCTCCCATTCCATAATCTCGTTTTCCTGCACGATCAGGCTGTACTCGGCCTTATCCGCGCGCCGCTGTTCGTCCCGCACCTGCCGGGCAAGGTCTGCGTTTTCGCCCCGCAGCTGCCGCACCTCCAGCCTTGCCTCGTCCCGCATCTGCTGTAGTTCGGTCCGCATCCGCTTGCGTTCGGCTTTCCATTCCCGCTCGTAGGTCTCCCGCAGCACGGTCAGCTTCTCGTTCAGATCACCCACGTTGCTCACGTCCACGCCCAGCAGTTCCAGGTTCGCGTCCAGCTGCTTTTCCGCTTTCGCGTTCCGTTTCTGCAGCTCGCTCACCTGCTGCACCTCTGCGTTCCGGCCCGCTGTGCGCTGGTTCTCGGCCAGCCGCCGGTTGAATTCCCGGCTCTGCACCTTCTGCACGCCCCGCAGGCTCTTTTCCACCTCGGCCGCCCGCGCCGCGTCTCCGGCAGCCGCCTTCGCCGCTTCCAGGTTGTGCCGCTGGATGCCCTCAAAAATGGCCTCGGCATCGGTCAGCTGGGGCAGCTGCATGATGTCCCCGATGATCCTGCCCGCCAGCTCCATTCTGGCGTCCTCATACTCGGCCTTGTCCGCAAAGCGGCTCATGGTCTTCGGCTTGATGGCGTCGTGCAGGTTCATCAGCACGTCCAGCCACTCGGTGCTCTCGAAGCTCTGACTGCCCGCCACACCGGCCTGCTCTGCGGCCTGCTTCCACAGCGCCTTGGCTCCATTGGTCACGCCGCCCACGGCGCGGTCATCGTTCACAAGGCTCTCATACTGCTCCGCCGGGTTGCCGTCCCGCACGCCTTCGGCCTGCCGCAGGGTCACGCCGTGGCGCCGTGCCTCGGCCACCGCCTCGCTCCAGCTGCCGTACCGCTTCACAAGCTCGGCCTTCGCCTGCCCGCTCTTGTTCACGGTGTACTCCAGCTTGTGCAGCTCCGGGTACTCGTCCCACCGTTCGCTGTTGCGGTAGGTCGCCCCGTCCTGGATCTCCCCTGCCAGCGTCTCGGCCAGCGCTTCGGCCTTGTTCATGTCCGCGCCGTCCGCCTTCAGGTAGTTCACCAGCACTTCGGTCTCCTGCGCCAGCTTTGCCCGGTCCGCCTTGCTGCCGTTGGCCTTCAGCCAGCGCCCGGCCAGCTCGTCCACCGCGCTCCGGCTCACGTTCACGCCCTTTGTCAGCCCAAAAAACTGGCTCAGTGTGTCCAGCGCCGCCGCCTTCTCGGCGATCACCCGGCTGGCCTGCTGCTGCTCGTTCCGCTTCGCGTCCCGGCTCGCCTGCTCCGCGATCTGGAAACGCACATCCGGCACACGGTTCAGCACCGCGGTACGCTGGGCATCGTCTCCGGCCTTGTACAGCTCCACCTTCACGCCCTTCTGCTTCAGCTCGTCGATCAAGCTCCGGCTTGCGTTGTCCGGCAAAATCGCCGCCCGCACCTCGTCAAAGCCCACGGCACGCTGGGGCTTTGCTTCAAAGTACCCGGTCGGGATCTTCGCCACGTCGTTGTACAGCTTCAGGATCCTCTGCGCCGCGTCCTTGCTGATGATGTAATCCTCTTTGGCAAATGCCTTGCCGATGGCCGCTGCCGTGTGCTTTCCCTCGGCTGCCCGCAGCAGGATCTCGCCCAGGATCTCCTGTTCCTCAAAGCTGTTGTCGCTGTGCGGCGTCGTTTCCTGCCGCAGCATCCGGATCACCTGTTCGATCTGTCCGTCCGCATCCTCCAGCAGCTTCTTGTACTCTGCCTCCGGCATCTGCCGCAGCCGTCCCTTGTCCGCCCGCACCTCGTCCAGTGTTTTGTACTCCGCCGTTGTCGTGCTCATCAAGGTGCTTGCCGATACGCCCAAAACATCCTGTCCGCGTGCATTCTGGCTGTTCATGGCCTTCACCAGATTCTCCAGCGTGTAGGGGTTGTGCAGCTGTGCAAAGCTCCGCTTCTTACCGCTCGGGGTAAACGGTTCTTTTTCATTCCGGATACCCTTTTCTCCCAGCACACCTTCCAGCTTGTCGTACACCCACTGCTCCACCTTTTGCTCCGGTGCCTTTTCCCGGATCGCATTCCGGGTCGCCTCCACATCCAGCGTCTGTTTTCCGGCACTTGTGTCCGTCAGCATTTTGTATGCGTGTTCCAGCAGTTGGTACAGTCGCCCTCTGTTTTCATTCCGCAGCTTATTGATTCGCAGCATCCACCTTCTGTTTTGCCCCTCCAGTGCTCCATGGGTGTACTTTTCCTCCAAGGCATCCGCAGCCGCATCCGCCAGCTTGTCCAGTCGGTCAATATCTCCGCCTTCAAACGCCTCCTTGATCTCTGCCTCGCCCGTGCGCCGGATCACAGCCTCCAGCGCATCGTTTCCAATGCTGTCAAATTGTTCCTGTTCCATCCGGTACACCGGTTCCACCGTTATTCCTTTGTCCTTCAGGTATGCCAGTTGCACCCCGGTGTCTCGCTGCATCTTCTGTGCCAGTTCCTCCCGGCTCAGGCTGCTTGCCTTGTCCACACCTGCACGCTGCACCGCAGCGCTGTTCACAAACTTTCCTTCAAAGGCTTCCCCGCTTGCCTCGTACACCCGGTTTTCAAAGTCCCGCATGGCCTCGTAGTTCACTTCATACTCCACCCCCGGCCTTGTAGGGGTCCATGCATCCGCACCGTACACCCGGTTTTTCCGGTTCACCATGGGGTCAATGGTATCGCTGCCAAACACCAAAGAGATCGGCCCGTACTTCGTGTGCCCCTCCTGTGCCTTTACCACCGCGATAGACGGCGACGGCATCCCGCCCAGTTCCAGCGCTTCCTGCAGGTTCTGTTCGGTTAGGTTGTGCACCGCCACAAGGTCTTTCTGGCTGTCCACCTCTACCGGTGCCGCCAGCTGGAAGCGGATATTTTTCTTTATAGGTGTTTTTTCTTCCAGTTCCGTAAATTTCACTCCGCTGAGCTTGACATCCTGATTGCCATATGCTATCCTACCTATAGAACCACTGAGCTGTAGTTCGCTAGGTATTTTGAAGCCTAGTGTCCGGAACAGCTCGGTGGTTCTTTCTTTGTTTTCATCAACATACAGCACGTCGCTCTTGCGCACAAACTCCACTGGGTTCACATCCTTGGTGTATGCACTGGTCACCTTCTGCATATCGCTGATAACGATGTGATTCTCTACCGGTCTCAGATCCAGTACGCACAGCACCGGTCTGCCGTCCTGCGCTTTCACATCGCCGAACATCACGAGCCGTGTGTTCTGTTTTGTTCTGCCCTTGTTCTGGCTGGTCAGGATCATCACCGGTTCATCCAGAATTTCCGGGATGCGCTTGATTTCTTCCAGTGTCATCTCCGGGTGCTCTTTCAAAATCGTGTTGATCTTATCCGCTTTCATGTAGATATCACTTTTCCGCGCGCCCAGACTTTGCAGAGCATCACCGGTTCGTCCAAGAATAAAGGTTCTGTTACTGTTTCTTCCTTCTTTATCCCACTGGTCAACGTCATCAGCATATTCCGGGTTGATTTCATACCTTCTTTCCTTCGCCGCACCCTTGTTCTCAAGGGTCGCGGCGTTTTCTTTTGCCGCGCGCAGGGCGTCCATGGCCTTTTCCGCGTGGGCAAAGTATTCCTCCTGCAGCGCCCGTTTCTCGGCCTCGGCCAGCCGCTGCGCTTTCAGGGCGGCTTTGTTCTCCGGGTCGTTTGCCAGCACTTCCTTTGCCCGGCTCACGATGTCGCTCAAAAGGTCCTTCACCGCGTTCATCACCTTGCGGATGGTCCCCGCCCGGCCTGCGTTCTTCTCCGCCTGCCCGCGCTGGAACTCCACCCACCGCTTGAAGCTCTCCTCGCTGTCAAAGATGCCGCGCCACGCGTCCGCCACCAGCTCTTCCGCCGCTTCGCCGTAGGTCAGACCCTGCTGTGCGTAGTCGGAAAGTTTATTCCGGATCAGCTCGTCAATGTTCTCAAAGCCCTCGCTCTTGGCCAGATACTCCATCACATGCTGCTGCACTGCCTTTGCGCCCTCGGTGTCCAAAGCGTTATACCAGTGCCAGTCCTCGTGCAGCGCGGTGCCGAACACGTCTCCCGCGCTGTCTGCAAAAAAGATCTGTCCGGCAGCCGTGTCCACATAGGCCTTCACCCGCTCGTCGCCTTCCAGCACCGCCTTCAGCACCGCATCGGTGTCGGTCGCCCGCGCGTTCAGCTCGATCAGCTTCGTGGCCACCTCGTCTGCCGTGCGCATGGTGCCTTTGTACAGCACCCGTCCGCTTCCGCTCACGCTCTTTGCGCTCAGCGCACCGCCCAGTGTCCCGGTCTGCACGGCCCCGGCTTCCGCTTCGCCCTTGCCCTGCAGCCACGCGATCTTCAGCGCCGCCGCGCCGCCGGGCTGTGCCAGCACATAGTCCGTGTTCACCGCAAGGCCGTTCATGCCCTTCGCCAGCTCCATAGCCTTGTCAAAGGTGGTCACGTCCTCCATCTGTCCCAGCCGGTACAGGCTGGAGGCCGCCGCCGCATACCGGCTCTCGTCCGCAATGCCCGTCGGCATGTTCCGGCTCAGCGTCTGTGCCGCGCCCTCGCTTACCTTCCAGCGCAGCAGCTCCCGCTGTACGCTGCTCTTCTGCGCGCCCTCGCTGCGCACTTCCAACCCGGCCGTCTCCCGCAGGGCTGTCGGTTCCGCCTGCTGTGCAAAGGCTCCCTCACCGAGGGAGCTGTCGAGCGAATGCGAGACTGCGGGAGTTTCCACCGTTTCCCCGGTGTTTTCCACGGTCCGCTTCTGTGCGGCCTGCGCCGGCTGCTCGGCCTGTGCCCGCGCAGCCATCTCCGGATCCAGCACCTGCGTCTCCACGGGCCCGTCCGGGTTCCATGTGGTCATCACGCCGTCCCGGATCTCCCGGCCGCTGCCCTGCTGCTCCCCGGTCTGCTCCTGCTTCACGGCTTCCGGTGCCTGCTGTTCCTCCTGCGCCGACTGCGCCGTGCTCCGCTCGGCTTCCATCTGCCGCAGCACCTGCCGGGTCTGTGCCGCCGTTTCGGGCAGCTTCATCCCGTATGCCTCGGCAAAGGCCGCGCGGTTCGCTTCGTTGGCCGCGTTCGGGGCAAACAGCTTGATGGTCCTGCTTGTCAGGGTCCCGCTGTCCATCGCTTCGGCCAGCTGCTGCACCGCCGGGTTGCTGCTCTGCATTGTCTGCGCTTCCGTCTGCCGTTCCAGCCCCAAGCTCGCCCTCTCGGGAGAGCTGTCGCCCGCAGGCGACTGAGGGAGTTCGTCCCCCAAGGCTTCCCCCTCGGAGACAGACTTTCCCCGGTCGGGGGAAGATGCCGCGTCAGTGGCGGAAAGTGGTTCAGCTGTCGGCGCAGCCGTCTGATGAGGGGTCGTTTTCTCTTGCTGCTGGTCATCTGCAGCCGGTCTGGCCGATGGGGTTCCGTCCAGCGCCGCGCTCATCCTGCCCAGCTGCGTGCCCACGGCACCGCCCAGCGCGCCGGATGCGCCGCCCGTCAGGCCGCTCTCCAGTGCCGTCAAAAAGGTGTCGCTGTTAAACAGCTCCTGCGCCGCCTGCTCGTCGCCCAGAGCCGCGTCAATGGCCTTGTCCGCATAGGTCTCCACAAAGGCCTGCATGGCGTTGTCGATGCCGCCGGACACCGCATTCGCCACCGTCGGGTACTGCTGCGCCAGTACGCCGTTGTCTGCCACGCTGCGCACCATGTCCGCCAGCTTGCCCGCCAGCGTGTCCTTGGCGTAGTCGCTGCCCATGGTCCGGGCAAGGTCTGCCGCGCCCACGCTGTTGATGGCCCACCCCGCACCGAACTTCGCAAGGCCGCCCACCAGCGTCTTGCCCGCGCTCTCGCCCTTGTCAATGCTCTGGCCCATAGCTTCCGCGCCGCCCTGGGCGCTCAGCACCGGCAGCACCAGCGCCGGGCTGATGCCCGCCACCGCAAGGTTCTCCGCCGCACTGGTGGTCACCCCCATCAGCTGGCGCGCAATGGGGCTCATGCCCGCCTGCGCCGCTTCGTTCAGCTGCTGGCCGCGCTTGTACATCTGGTAGCCCAGGCTCTTCTCCGGGTCGATGCCCTCGCTCACCTTTGCCCCGCTGATCCGCGCCCGCATCCGGTCGATCTCGCTCTGGCTGTAGCCCTTGGCCTTCAGCTCTTCGTCCGTGTAGGCCATGCCGGTGCTCTGGGCCGGGGCCGCCATCACCCCGCTGCTGTTCAGCTGCATGGCGTTGTCCCGCTCTGCATACCGGGTCTTTCCGCCGGTCATCAGGCGCAGCAGTTTCCACTGCCGGTCGTCGCTCTTCACGCTCTCTTGCAGCTCGTTCCAGTTCTTTCCGGTCTCCGCTGCGTTCTGCACGCTCCGCACGGCCGTCTCGCCCGCCATCAGCGGGGCCGACGCCACCGTGTCCACAATGCCGCCGATCGTGTTGGAGATGCGCCGCGCCGCCCGCTGCCAGTCCGGCAGGGCATCAAAGTCGGCAATGTACTGCCGCGCCTCTCGGATCTGCTTGCGGCTGTAGCCCTTGGCCAGCAGCTCCGCGTCGGTGTACTCCCGCTTTTCCGTGCTCGTTTTTGCCGTCGGCGCACTGGCCATTGCCCCGCTCACGCTTATCGGCTGCATGGCGTTGTTTCGTTCAGCATAGGTCTTGTTCCCCTTGCCGGTGCGCAGCAGCCGCACCAGCTGCCGGTGCTGCGGGTCTGCATCCATCCACTGGTTCAGCCGGTCGAAATCGCTGAACTTGTCGGTTGCCTTCAGCTCTTCGGTCTCCTGCTTCAGCTGCTGTGCATCCCGCGCATACCAGCTTTCCACCCGCTTTGCGTCCGCATCCTTGATCTGCTTTTTTACGCTCTCCGCGTTCGGTGCACTGGCCATTGCCCCGCTCGCGCTCTGCATCGGCATGGCGTTGTTTCGCTCGGCATAGGTCTTTCCGCTCTTGGTCCCGGTCCCCAGCACCTTGGCCGCCGGGGCGCTGTTCTTGCCCGTTCCCAGCCACTCCGGCTGTCCGGTGCGTTCCACCGTCGGCAACTTTGATCCCGCCTTTTTCGTGGTCTGCACGCTTTGGGTCCCGGTCATCTGCCCCAGCACCTGCGCGCTCAGGCTTCCGCTCGTGGGGTTCTGGTTGCTCTTTCCCGCGCTCTGCGTCCCGGCTTTCTGTGCCGTGCTGCGCACGCTGGTGCCAGCGCTCCGGTTCACCCAGGCGTCGGTACTTTTGGCCGCCGACTTGGTCCCGCTGCCCGTCCGTAGCGCGTCGATTTTTTCCGCACTCCAGCCGGTGCTTCCACTGCTCCGCGCTGGGGCCGTCGTGCTTTTCGGTGCCGCGCTCTGGCCGGTTCCCGCTGTGCTCTTCTGCCCATTATTCTGTTTGCGCAGCTTTTCAATGTCCTGTGCGCTCCATCCCATACGCTCACCTCATCACTTCGTTCCGCGCCACTCGTAGTCGATCTGGTTCATAATGGCCGAGATCTGGTCGCTGCTCAGGCTCGTGTTGTTGGCCAGCTCGCTTGCGATCTGGTTCTGGCTGTACCCGCTGTTGGCCATCTTCCGCGCGTTGTACATGCCCTGCTCCCAGGCTGTGCCGTTTGCCTTGCCGGGGTTGCCTGTGCCAGTCAGCCGCTGGATGCGCCCTGCATCAGCCAGTGTGTCCTCGTAGTAGCTTCGTCGCTGGTCGTCCGGCTTCATGGTGCTGTACTCTTTAAACATCGTGTTCAGCTGCGGCTGGGTGTACCCGTCCACCTTGCTGCTCGTGCTGCCGCTCTTCGTGCTGCGGCTCGTACCGCCGCTCCGTCTCCCGCTTCCTGTCCCGGTCGTGGTCCTGTACCGGTTCTGCAGTGCCAGCTGGCTTGCGTACTTGGCAAGGTCTGCCTGGTTCAGCCGGTTTGCAATGGCGCTGTAGCTGTCCACACTCCCCGTGGGCAGCCCCGCCATCTGCAGATAGTTGTTCGCCGCCGTGTCGTAGCCGCTGCCTGCAAGCCCGGCCGCCGTGGTCAGATAGTCCAGCTTGTCCTTGTCCACCTGCGACAGGCCCTGCCAGCTGTCCAGCATCGTGTCCGTCAGCCCGTACTGGTTCAGGATCTGCTTTGCCGCATCGTCAAAACCTGCCTCCTTGTAGCTTGCCGCCTGCTGCAAAGCCGCCATCTGGTCGCTCAGTTCGGTGCGGCTCAGGTTGTCGTTGTACTGCCGCAGGGCAAAGGCGTTCTCCCAGTCCTGCTGCCGGTACCCCTTGTAGGCGTCGTACCCTTCCAGCGCGGCCGCGCCCACGTTCTTCACCACGTTCCACACGTTGCCCCAGAAGTCGCTGTTCTCCTGCCGGGCCTGCTGGGTGCGGCCGTACCGGTAACTCCGCCAGTCTGCTGCGTTCTGCACGCTTCCGTCGTGCTCATTGCGCGCAAGCTGGTCCTGGTTCAGCAGGTTATTCAGCTGGGTTCCCTGCCCGGCCAGTTCCTGCTGCCACTGGCTCAGGGCATCCGCCCGCGCCTGGGCGTACACGTTGGCGGTCTGGCCCGTCTCCCCGGCCGCCGCCTGCTGTGCCGCGCTCTTGGCCCAGTCCGTGCCGTACCCGCCGCTAAGGCTGTTTGCCACCTGCTCGGCCGCACTGGCCCCCGCGCCCGCGTTGCCAAATAGGCGGCTCAGTGCGCCCCGGTAGGTGCCATTCTGGCTGTCAAAGCCCAGTCCTGCGCTGTTGGCACTGTCCATGCCCGCCAGCGCGTTCTGGATCCCTTCGTCGTAGCGGTTCTCATACGCCCCCGGCATGGCCGCTTCCGCCTGTGCCTGCTGTTTCTGCTGGTCGTTCAGTCTCTTAATGGTCCCCATGCTCTACCTCCATTCTCAGATAAAGAAAAACGGCAGGATCTGCGCCGCAATGCCCAGCACGCTGAACAGCCCGTTCAGGGTGCTGCTCACGTTCTGCTGCCGCTGTGCATAGGCGTTGTTGTACTCGTTCTGCCTGTAGCTCAGGTCGTTGTACCAGTTCGACAGGTCTTTCTGGTACTTGTTGTAGTCATTCTGCTCGGCCTCCTGCAGGCCGTTCAGCTCCTGCTGCAGCCCGCTCTTCCGGGTGTTGTATTCGCTGCGGCTCTGGCTCGTCAGGCTGTCCAGCACGTTGTCCAGGTCGCTCATGGTCGCCGCATAGGCCTTCTGGCCCGCCTGGGTGCCGTAGCTGGAGCCGTACCCTCCGGTCAGTGCGCTGGCATTGGCCTGCGCGTTCTGGTTCGCCAGCTTCGCCTTCTGGGTGTACTCGCTCTTGTACTGCTGGTATGCCGTATCGGCCGCCGGGTCATAGTCGTAACCGCCCAGATCATCCAGCTTGCCCATCACGTTGTCGATCTGGCCCTTGTACTTGCTCTGGTAGTCGGCCGGTTTCGTCTGTTCAAAGCGCTCCAGCTCGCTCCGCGCGTTGCTCAGTCTGCTCATCTTCAGCTCTCCTTTCCGCTCAGATAATCCTCGCTCATGTTCTCGCTGCTAAGGTTGGTCAGCACATAGGTCAGCTGCTCGTTCAGCTGGTACAGGTAGTTCGTCAGCGCCCGCGCGTCCGCCTCCGGCATCTGGTCGCTGAAGCTCGGCAGGCCGATGCCCGCCAGTCCCGCAATGCTTGCCATTGTCTTCTCCTTTCATCGTCTCGGCACCGCGCCGCTCACCCTTGCCCCTGCTGCATCCGCAAACGTAAAGGCCATGCTCCGCAGCACCATCTGTCCGGTGCCTGCAAATCTCAGCCGCATGGTGTCGTGCCGCCGGGGCACAAAGGGCAGGTTCACCCGCTGGTGGTCCCTCGTCACCGCACAGCTGTTCACCGTCTCCCAGTCCCCGCCGTCGTAGCTCACCGCCACGGTCAGCACCGTGTGGGCCAGTGCATCCATGCGCAGCGTGACCCGGCTGATGTACTTGTCGTCCGGCACGGCAAGGCCGATGTCTCCGGTCACGGCCTCAAATTTCAGCCCCGTCTCGTCCTCGCCGCTCACTTCCCGCTCCGGGTCGGCCGCCCACAGGGCATTGCCGTCCCACAGGTACAGCTGCTGGCCGGTACTCACCATCCCGGTGCCCGCCGCGCTCTCCTCCTGCCACAGGCCCCGCTCGGTGTCGTACACCAGCAGCCGCCCGCTGCCCGTGTCCGTTTTCCGGTGCAGGTACAGGTAGTACCGCGCATCCAGCTGCCCGCCCACGGCCCGGTCCACCGCCGTCAGCTTCCCGGTGTCCAGCGCGCCGCTCACCTTGGCAGGCAGGCTTCCGCTCCACGCCATCACCCCGTCCGGCGACAAATAATACAGCGTCTCCGCGATCACGCAAAGGCTCTTCGCCGCATTCGCCGCCACGCCCCGGCACCGCACACTGCTCATCTGGTAGTCGCTTGGCTTCGAGCCGTACAGCTTGTGGATGCAGTTTTCCTTAAAAAACAGCAGGTACCCCAGGCAGCTGGCCGCCCCGGTAAATGCGCCGTCGCTGCCCACGCTCACCGCGTAGCTGTCCGACGCAATGCCCCGGTAGCTGTACCAGTTGGTGGGGTCGCCCAGGGCACATGCATAAATGCTGTTTTCCTCCCGGCTGCATCCCCACACCCGGTTGCCCTGCTCGGTCACAAAGTCCAGATCCGGCACCCGCCGTTCCAGCTTCACCGGCGCTGCGGCCGCTTCGTTCTCGGTCACCTTGCCGTCGGCGCTTCGCCAGCTTGTGCCGGTGGCCGTCACGGTCCAGCTGCCATAGTACCGGGTGCTGTCCTCCGGCACGGCCAGCGTCGTGATCACGTCGTCCCCGTCCAGTGTGCTGATGCTCACCTCGCCGTTCAGCCCGGCCGCCGCCGCACTGCATACGGTGCCCGGCATCCCGCTCACCGTCACGGTGTCGCCTTCCTTCAGCACGCTGCCAAGGCCCGGGCAGTGCAGCCGCAGGCTCGTCAGCAGGATCTCGCTCCACTTCTTGTTCTTCGCGCTGTACTTCAGCAGCACGCCGCCCGCGCCGTAAGGGCTCTCGGCGTCCCCCTTTAAAAACAGCTGCCCGTCCGCCGGGCTCTCCGGCTCGGTCGTGCCCACCCCGTCCGGCGTGTAGGTCCGGCCCTCGCCGTCGCAGGGGGTCACGGTCATGGTCCCTCCGCTCAGCGTCCACGCCGCCGCAAGGTCCGTCAGCTCCCCGCTCACCGTGTCAAAGGCCTTCTTGTCCGGCCAGATCAGCACCTTCGTGCCCATGCCGGTCATGGCCTTCTCGTTGTCGGTCAGCGCGTTTTCCAGCACCACCGCCCCGGCCCGGCTCTCGTCGGCGTCCGGGGTGTACTCCAGCGTGGTTCCCCGGCAGATCACCAGCCCGTTCAGGTGGTACATGCCGTTCACGTCCTGTACCTCCCGCACTTTTTTGCGGGTCGCCCGCGTCTGCAAAGCCGGGTACCCCCGGCCGGAAAAATTCAGGCTGCTGCTCAGCTCCGCCTCGCTGCACCCGTAGGTCTCGTTCACCCCGCCAAATGCCCGCAGCATCTGCCGCCCGCTCTGCAAAATGTTCAGGTTCCGCCCGTCCGTCATCTCAGTACCTCCACTGCACACCGCCCGCCGGGGCATAGCGCCTGCGCATCCATGCGGCAAACTCCTGCACATAGTCGCTGTACAGCTGCATCTCGTTGGCCGCCCGTGCCACCTCGCCCAGGGCAAGGTCCATCTGCGCACACAGCCAATGCACATACAGGGGTGCAAACTGCTCCGGGGCCAGCAGCTCGGTGTCGTAGGCAAGGCCTTCGGCCCATGCCGTGTCCGCGCCCACGTCGTCAAAGTCCACCGTCTCGCTGCGCTCCACCACGCTCCCGCGCAGGCGGCTGTCGCACTGCCGCAGCCAGTTCTGTTTCAGACTGTCCGAAAATTCATTGTTCGGCCGCATCTCGTCGGCCTGCTCCATGGCCTGTCCCGCCGTCATCTCGTCATCTTCTCCTTCCAAATCAAAAGGCCCCGGCACAGCCATGTGCCGCTGTACCGGGGTCCGTCTTTCTATAAAGGCTCGCTCTCTGAGGGAGCTGGCTCATCGCGCCGCATCAGCGTCCGGTGAGCCTGAGGGAGTTTACACGCGCTGTGCCTGCTGCACGGCCGCCGCCTCTGCTTCGGCAATGCGGGCCATGGCCGCGTTGTCCATCTCTTCGCTGTGGCGCAGCACCTCGGCCACCGCCTTCGGCACCTCCACGTCCACGCCGCGCTGGATCAGGTAGGTCTCGCCGTTCACGCCCACAAACACAGGCGCCTTATAGCGCTGGCTGTCTTTAAACAGGTGGATCACCTCGGTGTCCTTCTCCAGAGTGTCCATGGTGTCCTTCTTTGCGGCCTCGGTGTCCTGCACGGCCGTCTCAGTCTTTTTTACTGCCATCGTCGTACCTCCTTGATTTTCTTAGTTTGCCAGTGCCGTTGCACTGTAGCGTGCGCTGCAGCTCTCAATGCGCACCATGTACTGCTCGCTCAGGCGCTCGGCGGTCTTCACGGCCTTCCAGCCCACGGACGCGCGCTGGTTCAGTGGGTCATCGCCGTAGCCCAGCTGCTTCACGATGTGCTGCAGGCCGCCGCCCTCCAGCTCGGTGGTGGCGTAGGCGTGGGAACCCAGCACCAGGGTGCCGTACACCGCCAGGCCGCTCGGGCAGCCGGTGCCCTTCCAGATCTTCGCCTCGCTGGACACCACGAAGCGTACGTTGTTGATCTTGCCGATCTCGCCGTTGAAGATCTCTTCCGGGGCCGCGTACTTGTGCGCCTCGATCCAGTTCGGGTCCTTGCGGAGGTCGTAGCTGGTATGCGGGTGTACGATGGCCACATAGCTGTCGCCGATGGGGTCCGCGTTCTGGGTCTGCAGCATGGCCACCGCCTGGTCGATCAGGTCCACGGTCAGCTGCGCAGTCTTGTCCAGGGTCGCACGGCTGGTCACGGCAGTCTCCACGCCGTCCGCCACCTTGGGCGCATAGATCACGTTCGTGCCGCCGTTCAGGATGTCGCGCACGATGGTGTCCAAGGTACGGCCTGCCTGGCTTCCCAGTACTTTTGTTGCCTGCACCACGTTGTCGTCGATGGCGGTCAGGTCCAGCATGTCGGTCAGGGCTGCCCATCCGCCGTACTGGTGCACCTCTGCCGTAATGGCGCTCACGGTCAGTGCCTGGCCCGCCGGGGTCACGCCTTCGGTCAGCGGGGTGGTGGCCTTCGGCAGCGCCTCGTATTTGCGGAACTCAATGGTTTTGCCGCTGTTCGCCGGGATCGGGTAGCTGTCGCCGAACTGGTCATGCACCAGCGCAGGCTCTGCCAGATCCAGCAGGGTCTTTTCGTAGTAGGTCTTCATCTCGGCGGTCATGCCGCCGGATGCGGTGGTATTCTGCAGCTGTGCGCTTGCATCCGCAAACATCTGCAGATCCAGTCTCTTTTTGCTCATCTGTTTGTCCTCCTTCAAGGTTTTTTATCTTCTCACGCCCTCTGCGTGGGAAATCTCTCACAGCACGATGCGCTCGCCGCGCCGTGCCCGCTTTGCCAGCTCGGCCCGCTGCTTGGCGGTCATGTGCGCCACGTCCACCTTCATCTCGGCCGCGCCGCCGGGGTGCGCCCCGTTCTCGGCCGGCCGCTGTGCCCTCTGCTGGATCCGCGCCGTCACGCCCTGCTCCACCTGCTGGGCCGTGCGTGCCGTGCTTGCCTCCATCAGCTGGTCAAAGTAGGCGGCCCGGTACGCCGCTTCCAGCCCGATGCCACGCCGGATCATGTCCGCCACGCTGGGGTTGTTCAGCACCTTGTCCAGCTCAAACGCCGGGTACTTCACCTTCAGCCGGGCCGCTTCCGCTTCCCACTGGGCCCGCACGGCCGCCGCACGCTGCTGGTGCTCGGCCGCCTGCCGGACCTGTTCGGCCCGCTGCTTCTCGGCGTTCGCCCGCTGCAGCTCGCTTTCCATCCGGTCCATTTCCCGCGCGGTCTTTACGCTGATGCCGCGCTCCGCTGCCAGCGTCTCATAGTATTCGTCGTTCTTCACCTTCCCGTTCTTCACGGCCTCGGTCAGGGCAGCCAGGTTGTCCGCGCTCTGCACGTCGATGCCATACGCCTCGCCCAGCGCGTCCATCAGCCCCTTCACCGCCGGGTTGTCCAGCACGTTCTTCACGGCCATCTCCGACGCCCGCTGCAGTGCCTCTTCAAACTCCGCCGCATACTCGCTCTGCATCAGTTGCCCAAAGGCCTTTCGCTTTTCTGCCGGGTCCGTCGGCTTTGGCTCCTGCTCGGGCTGTCCCTGCTGCGTCTCGGGCTTCTCTTCGCCGGGTGCTTCCTCTTTACTCGGCTCCTCCTTTGGGGGAGTTCCGGCGTCCGCGCCGCCTTCGGCGGACGGTGCCGGTGCGGCCTTCACCGCTCTGCCCGGTCGGCTGCGCTTTGCCAGCCGCTCCTGTGCGGGGCGCAGCTCCGGGGCCTGCACCGCCGGGGCTGCTTCCGCCCCATCGCCAGCAGCACCGCCGTCTCCGCCGCCTTCTGCAAACAGCTGCAGGTTCATCTTTCCGTCCACCATGTCCGGCAACTGTACCGGGTCCGGTGCCTTGCCGTCCGCAAACACCATGTTCACCACCAGCTCCACGTTCTCCGGGTAACTCTCGGCCAGCGCGTCCAGTCCGTCCTGTACCAGCTCCACCCATGCTTCCACCATGTCGCAGCTCTCCTGGGTCGGGGTCACCTCCACGCGCATCCAGCCCTCACCGTGTGCCACAGCGCCCAGCGCCACAAGGCCTGCCCGCGCAGCCTCCTCCACCTCGTTGGCAAGGGTCTGCATCAGGCAGCTCACCGCTGCGCACACAATGTCCTGCCCGTACTTTCCCGCGCCCGCATGGCCCTTTGCCTTCACCTCGTAGCCGGTCTTGCCGTCGTTCCATACCGTGCGCATCACACTTGCTTCGATCATGCCTTTTCCTCCTTCAGCGCAACCTCTTCGATCACTGCCCGGATCTCCATCATTTTCAGGTACAGCCCCATGTATTTCTGCTGCTCCCGCAGCAGGTCAAGCGGGCAGCGGTGTTCCGGCGGTTCCGTGCCGGTCCTCGCTGCTGCCTCGATCCGGTTGCAAAAGTCCTTCAGTTTCTCGTACCGGATCTTCGTTTGCCGGTACTCCGCTTTGAAGCGTTCCCGGTAGTCGGTGCTGGTCATGCCCTCAATGGTCTCGTACAGTTCCATGTTCTTTTTCCTTTACTTGTTCGGGTTGTTCACGTCCATCGCCCGCCGGGCTGCCTGCGTGGAAAGGCTGTTGTCGCTGCCTCCCACAGCACCGCCCAAGCTGTTGGTTCTGGTCTTTGCGCCTGTGCTGCCACCGCTCCCGCCGCCCGCAGCACCCGCCGCCTGTCCGGCTGCACTTGCCGCTGCGGCAACGTTCGTCCCGTTCTGGCTGTCGATGATGGCGGCCATCTTCTGCAGCTGCTGGGCCATCTGCTGCAATTGCTGGTACAGCGTTCCGTTCTGGCTCACCCGCTCCCGCACCTTCTCAATGCCTTCAAAGTCCATCATGTCCAGCGCCGCCATGGCCGCGTCCGCGTTCGCCGGCGCAAAGAACCCCAGCTGGTAGCACTCCTTCGCCGTCTCGTTCTGGCTAAGGCGGCTGAAGGTGCTCTTCTTTGCCGCCGTCACCGTGATGTCAAACACCGGCTCGTGGTCGCCCAGCTGCACACCGCCCACCATGCCGCCGGGCTGCGCCTGCAGTGCCGCGTTGCTAAAAGGCACATACTCCGTGCCGCCGCTTTCGCCGGTGATGCGGTACACCCGCTGCTCGTCGTAAAACTGCCGCATCAGCTCGATCACCAGGTAGCACTCTTTTGCAAAGGCCCGGTATGCGCTCTTCAGCATATCCCGGCTCAGCTTGCTTCCGGCCTCCTGCAGCGCCGCGATAGCGCTGGCTGCCGTAAGGCCGCTGGTGGTTCCGCCCTGGCTCACGTCCCGGTTGCCGGATATCTCCTTCAGTTCGCTCACCCGGTCATCCCGGTAGGTGATCAGGTTGCCCTGCAGCCCACTCACCTGCAGCGGCCGGAAGCTGTCATCACTCAGCCTCCCCGCCACATGCACGATGTCGCGGCCAAAGTCCGCCAGCTCTTCCTCGTTCACGCCTGCCGTGTCGCTCAGCACATACCGCTGTTTTGCGGCCAGCTTCACGTTCTCGTCCATGGCGTGGTTCATCTCGTCAATGGCGGTCTGGGTGTCCTTCATTACGTCGATGTACCCAAAGCCCGCCGGGCTGTCCTCTTCCCGGAACAGCGGGTCGAACACAAAGGGGTATTTCCCGTGGTCGTAAAAGCCCCGGTCTGCCATTGCCGGGTCGTTCTCACTGGCATACAGCACCACCCCGTTGCAGAACTTGCAGTAGTGCAGCACCGTCTGCCCGCCGGGCAGGGCCTTTTTGTAGTACCAGTCCACCACCACGCTCTTGTCGCTGGTGTCCACGCTGTCGTCATGGATGTACTTTGCCACGTCCAGGCTGCTTCCGGTATGCCCCTTCAGCTGCGGGTACTGCCCCTCCAACCGGTCGTTGTTCGCCAGGCTCAGGCTGAACAGGTTCGGGCTGTCCTGGATGTCCTCCACGCCCGGCTCCCAGTACAGCATCAGCACATTCACGCTCCGGATGCTGATGTCGCCCAGGCCCCCTCGCAGCATCGGATCCCAGAACACGCCCTTCACGCCGGTGCCGGTCTTGAGCTTGCGCCACCAGGTGTCGCTGTAGGCTGTCTCGTAGTCGCACTGCTCCAGCACCGTGGGCAGGATCTTTGAGAGCACCTTTGCCGTCTGCTCGTCATCCGCTGCCCTCGGCAGCACGTTCGGTTCCGGGTAATTGTCCATGGCATCGGCGTGCTTGTTGGCAATGCTGTTGAACAGCCACCCGCTGGAAGGCTTCGGTTTGTCTTCCATCATCTTGTTTTTGTAGTTCTTCCAGTGCCCCATCCGGAACCACAGCTCGTTGTCCACGATCCGCCTGTCCAGTGCGGCCTTGCCTGCCTTGTACTTCTGCAGCAGGTCATTGGCGCGCCGTACCTCATCCTCGCCGATGGCCGGTTCCGCCGCTGCCGTAAAGTACGTTCCTTCCGGCTGTCCCGTCTGCCCGCCCGGCTGCCCTGTCAGGCTCTGCAGCATCTGCACCATGGGGTTCTCCGTCCTGCCTGCCGCCGGTTCTCCCGCACTGATCTGCTGCCCTGCAGCGCTCCCGGCGCCCGGTGCAGCTTCTGCTTCCTGCCGCGGCTCAGGCTGCCGCGTCTGCTGCATCCCCTGCGCCATCATGGCAGCCAGCTGTGCCGCCTGCATCATGCGGTTTTCGTCCTGCGGCATCCCGCCGCCCGGCTGCTGCGCCAGATCGTTCTTTTTCGCCATGCCATTCTCCTTTCCGGCTTACACTCTCATCACCCGCGTGGGGCTCTTGCGCACGTCCATGTCCAGCGGGTCATCCTGCAGCACCGGCACCTGCTCGGTCTTGCGCGGGCTGATGGGGTTCTCCATCAGCACATACCGGCACTCGTCGTAGATGTGATCCTCCTGTGTGGTGTCAATGTCCTCCACGTTGCTCTCGTCATATACCAGGTTCGGGATGGTGCGGATGAAGTGTCTGCAGGTGTCAAACACCTGGAACATCGGCCGGCCCTCCGCATCAAAGGCCAGCCGGTAGTGGAACTGCATCTTGCCCGCCAGCCGGGTGTGGTCGCCCGGTGCCCAGAAAATATAGTTCGGGTGCTTTTCCTGCATGGCGGCAATGCTCTCGCCCTGGCTCTCGTTGAAGATTGCCGGGTCTGCCACGCCCTGGATGTGTCGGCCCCGCAGCATCGGGTCGTTTTCCTCCGCCTCTTTGATCATCCGCGCCTGCTCCACCGGGTTGACTTTCGTGCCCTCGTTGGGCGTCCCGGTGCAGCCGTACAGCTCCTTGATGCGGTACAGCCTGCCCTCTTCGTCCGCCGCGTACCATCCCACCGAAAACGGCTTTGCATAGCCAAAGTCGTACCCGCGCCAGATCTTCCAGTGCGCCGGGATGCGGAACGGCTTGATGACGTGGGTCCATCTCTGGTCCTCGTAGTGTGCCGGGTCATTGCGCCACTCGGTGAACACCTGGCCGGAAAAGCTGTCCCAGTCTCCGTATAGCAGCGCATTCCTGTCCGCCTCCGGCAAACTGGCCAGCGTGCCCAGGTAGCCTGGGTCGTTTTCCAGCAGCTTTTTGTTGTCGAACACCGTGCTGGGGATAAAAATGCGGGTGCGCCGCAGCTTTTCGCAGGTACCGTCCGGCTTCTTCACGTCCACCAGCTGCACCATCCGGGTGCCCGGCGGTGCCGGTGTGATGAACCGCGCCTTCACCCATCCGTGCCCGATGCCGCCGGGGTTTGCCGTGGCCCGGATGTACACCTGCGTGCCCGGCCCGGTGGGGCGGTTGCGGCTCATCACATAGCTGTACTCTTCCCAGGTAAAGTGGGTCAGCTCGTCCACCCCGATAAAATCAAAGGCTTTGCCCTGATAGTTGTATTTGTCCTGTGCCCGGAACATGCTGCCAAAGGTGATCTTTGCCCCGCTGGGGAAGGTCCATGTGTGGCTGGAGCTGTTGTATTTTGCTTTCGGGAACACCGGCCTGTAATAGCGCATGGTCTTGTCGATCAGCTCACTCAGCTGCGGGTAGGTCTTGCGCAGGATCAGTGCCCGGTAGTGTGGGATCTCCACCTGCCGCAGCGCCTCGATCACCAGCGCGTCGCTCTTCCCGCCGCCCGCCGCGCCGCCGTACAGTGCCTCGTCCTCGCTGCGGGCCATAAAGGCCGCCTGTCTCGGCTGCGGCCGCCATACGATGGGTCTGCCTTTAAACTGTTCCGTCCAGTACCACCTCGGTCTCTGCCTCGCTGCTCTTCGGTTCCACCAGCACCGCCGGGGCGCTCTGTCCGCTGTCCCGGTCTGTGGTGTCCTGGGGCACCAGCGCAGCCGCATCCCCCGCCGCCGTGAGCAGCACCGCCGCGACGTTCGCCGCGTCCCGGTCGGTCATCACCCGGCTGTCGTATCGCTCCAGCTGCTTTTCCAGCTCTTTCCGTTCCTCGTCGCTCAGCTGCCGGTCGTAGCTGCCCGGCGCTCCGTATGCCACAAGGCCGGTCTCCATTGTGTCCTGCAGCGTCTCGTCCTCGCTCTTGAGCTGCACCCCGATGTCGTACTGCCGCGCTTTGGCGTCCTCGTCCAGCCTCCGGTGCAGCTTTTCCCGCACCTCGGCCGCCCTCTGGTTCTCGGCCACCCGCTGCTGCAGGTAGCTCACCTGGGCCTTTGCGCCCACAGCCGCCCGCGCCGCGATCTCCCGCGCCGCCTCGGCCCGCGCTGCTGCAAATACTCCGTCCGGCTTTCCGGCCTCCTCGGCCATCCAGCTGCGGATTGTGCTCTCCGGCACGCCGTACCTGCGCGCCACTGCGCAGATGGAGTTGGAGCCGATCATGGCCATCACCACTTCGGCACGTACAGCCGCCGGGTACTTTTTGCCCCGGCCCTGCTTCCCGGGCACGGTGTTTTTGCAGTATCTCCGCTTTGCCATCCCCGGTCCTCCCTCCGTGCTTTGGCTCCCAGTCTACCGTCCGGGTCCGCAATAAAAAACCGCGCACTTTTCAACACGCGGTTTGCTACGTTGCAGCACAAACAGGCCGGATGCATCGCACCCAGCCTGTCCCATGTTCTTGTATGGGCATGGCTACACCAGCCCCTCCCGTGCGGCAAAAAGTCCCACCGTGCTCAACGCCTCCAGCTCCTTGCGGTAGTAGGTCGTCCGCCCGATGTGCAGTGCCTCCACCACGTCCCACTCCTTTTCTCCGGCCATGTACCGCCGCACAAGGATCCCCGCGCACACCGGGTCCGCCTCGGCATAGTAGTCCAGCGCCTGCCCGATCACCCGGCCCCAGGCCTGCGTCAGCTCGTCCGGGGTGCCTTCGGCCGCTTCCATCGCCCTGCCATATCGCCGCAGTCCTTTCCGCACGTCCTTTTTCTGCTGTTTTGTCACCCGTGCCCCGCCTTTCCGCGCGCTTTTGCGCTGATTTGCGCGCAAATTCAGCGTTTTTCCGCGTTTCGCGCGCAATATGTAAATATAATTAAATTTTTTTATCTGTCAGGTGCGAACTTTCGCAAACTCCCGCCTCCGCAGGATCAGATACGCCTGCGGGTCGGTGCTCTCCCAGCCGTCTGGCCGTGGTCGGTCGGTCTCGTACAGCTGCTGCGGGTCGTAGACCATCACCTGCACCACCTCCCAGCCCGGGAAGCGCTGCTCCCACCAGGCTGCATCCTCGGCGTGCTCGCTGCACCCCTGCCGCAGCTGTCTCCGGCTCCACTTGGTGTCGGCTGCCCGCAGCACTTCCGGCAGCGTCAGGTTCCGCGTCTCCACGCACCGGCGCTCACTGTGGCCGTAGATGTACCCTACCGTGCCGTTTTTGCCATCCCCGTCTATGCCCAGGATCTTTTTCACGTCGATCCGGTCCGCGTTGCAGGTCCCCAGCGGCTCATACTCGCCCGTGCCCGGCACCCGCCGCCGCCACAGCTCTTCCAGCATCTGGCGGAATTCCCGTCGCTCGGCCGCCGTCAGGCCTTTGCACTCGGCAAAGCCGTGCATGTGCAGCTTTCCTTTCTCTCCGTTCCGCACTGCGTGCAGGCTCAGCTTCAGCTGCCTGGCTCTCTGCTCCCCGAACCGCCGGATCACCGCCGCCTTTACCCGCCGCACATAGTTCCGCACGTCCTGCACGCAGTCCTCAAAGCTCTCCGGCCGGTATGCATCCTCGTAGGTCCCGGTCACATAAAATCCGTCCTTGTCAAAGTTCGCCAGCACCTTGCGCTGGTATCTGCGCATGCTGGCGTTTTTATTGCGTGCCTTCTGGCCCCGGCTGCTCTCCTTGTGCTTCCTGCCCCGCTGCCGGTGCTCCTGATCCGTCACCGCATAGATGCCCACGGTCCTGTACTCTCCGCACTCGTACTTTTTCTCCCGGATCCAGCTCTTCATGGCTCACCTCTTCTTTCGGGCAGCGCCCTTGTCCTTTTCTTTTCCCGGTCCTCACCGTCGTAGAAATAACGGGTATACAAGCTCCCTCAAGCGCCCGCCCGGACGCTTATAAAAATAAAAGGTATATTATATACTTTGATAAAGGCTCCCGCCTGCCGCCAGCGTCTGGCAGCACCCGGCAAACTTTATGCCCGTCCCGTCGCCAAAGCCCTCCGGCGTAATTGCCGGAGGGCTTTTCCTGTTCATTTTCTTCTTCTGCTCCGCTGTCCCTTGTGGGCCATCCAGCCTTCTTTTTCGTAATCGCCCCGGTTCACCTTGTCCCGGTAGATTGCGTTTTTGGTGTACTCCTTCTCGGTTTTCAGCCGTCCTTTCCACTCCCGGTACTTTTCGCACTGGTCATGGCACGCCGGGGATCTCCCTGGGCAGTCCGGCTTGCAGCACCACTCGGTCATACCGGCACCTCCGGTTTCCCGGCCGCCGCCCAGTAGCCGTAGCTCAGCTCTTTGCGGCCCCATTTCCGTGCCGCCGCATTGTAGCGGCACAGCGCATGTACATCTTCCTGCAGCGCGTCCATCTCCGTCTTTTCCGGCTCTTTCGCGCTCACGTTCTTCAGGCCCGAAAAGTTTTCCCGCTTCTTCCGGTCCGCTCCTTTCGGGATCCGGATGGGCCGCTCCTCTTTCCGGCGCTCCACGCATGTCACGCCCAGGCGCTTATTGTGCCCGGCCCGGTGGGCATTCGGTGCGTCCTCTGCCCGGATAAAAAAGCCTTTTTCCACCAGCTCCACCGCGGTGCCTTCGCACACCACCCGGCCGTCGGCGTCCGTCATCCGGTACACCCACACCTTCCGGGTCGTCCCGCCGGGCGGCGCTATCTTTTTCGCCACCGGCCGGATCTCTTCCCGCTCCACCTTCCACTTCCTGGCCCGGATGCCCTTCAGGTGCTGCTTGGCCCACAGGCGGCTCACGTCATCGCTCCGTGAAAAAACGCCATCCGCTACCAGCTGTCCCGCCTTGCCTTTGTAGGCCAGCTCCCCGGTCTTTGCGTCATACACGCTGTACAGGTACTTCACGCGGTGGTCTCCTTCCGGTGCTTCTCGGTCTGCTGCCGCTCCTTCACCTGCAAGCCGCTTTTTACTGCCAGCAGCCTGCAAAACCGCTTGCGCGTGATCTTTCTCTTGTCCTTGCTCATACCTTTCCTCCGTACAGTTCAAACTCCACGCCGTCCTCGGTGATCAGCGCCCCGCCGTCCAGGATCTCCGTGATCTGCCGCAGCCGCTCCACCGTGATTTTCCGTGTCCCGCCGGGCTCCGTCCACTTCTTCGCCGTCTGCGTTTTCACGCCCGTCCGCTCCGCCAGCTTCCACGCCGTCAGGCCCCGGTACTGCATTGCCTCCGTCAGTGTCATCTCGTCCGTCTCCTTTGCCAGCTGTCCGGTGTGCCGTACTGCAGCGCGGTCTGGATGCGCTTTTCCACCTCGGCCGGTGCCAGCGGCAGCGCTTTCGGCGCGCACATCCGTCGCACCTCGTTCCGCACCTGCCGGGTGCGCATCTCCCGCATGGCCTGCTCCTCATGCATCCGGTAGCCCCAGATCTCTTTCTGGTCCGGCCGGTCCAGCACCTCCACGTCGGTCTTGTACGCGCTGGTGCACGACCTTCGGAACCACTCCATGGCCACGTCCACGCCTTCCTCCAGCACCCACTGGTTCAGCTGCCGGTAATTCGCCAGCACTTCTTCGTGCAGGCGGTTCAGCCGCTCCGCACCAAAGCCCAGCACCTCGGCGCAGGCAATGGCGCACACCCGCCACTCCAGTGTGGCCGCGCTGTCCACGGCTCCCTGCATTTTCCACTCTTTGTGCGACCTTGCCCGGCCTTTGGCCATCGGGATGTGCAGCTCCCACACCGTGCCCTCCGGCATCTGGCTGTGCATCCAGGCTTCCGCCTTCCGCAGCGGCTCGTGCTTCCGGCTTGCCGGTCGGGTCATGATCTCCAGCACCTTGCCGTTCACTTCGTCCCGCACCGCGTTCACTTTTTTCTGCCGTTCTTTGCCAATGCCAAATTTTTCGTTCAGGGCAATGGTCACGCATGCGTGGGTAAAATCAGTGGCGTTTTTCTGCGCCAGCGTGATGCTGTCCTCCAGGCTCAACTTGCTTTTGCTCACAGCTTCTTCACCGCCTTCCGGTATCTCTCATACAGCTGCATCCACTCGTCCAGGCTCAGGCTCTTGTCCACCGAGGCAGCCGCCAGCACCTTGTGTGCACTGCTCTCCTTGCTGCGCGGGTCGTGCCAGTCCAGCTCTTCCAGCGCCGCGTCCAGCTTCTGCTCGTACTCCTGCTGTGTCATTCGTCCTGTACCTCTCCCTGCCGCGTCAGCAGCTCCGTCATAAAGTCCGCCTCTTTGCCCTCAAACCGCTGCGCCACCTTTTCCCAGCCGTTCATCATAGCCAGCAGCGCATTCTCCATCATCTTCCCAAACTCCGCGCAGCACTGTCCGCGCATCCGCTGCGGCACCTTCCGCATGCAGTTTGCCGCCATCCCGCAAAATCCCGCCTGCATTACCAGCATGACATCTTCCTCGCTGCATTCTTTTCCTTTTACGTTGGTCAGGACTTTTCCGCCCGGCACCGTCCTCACCGTAATCTCAATCGTACCCTTCATAGTTCTGCTCCTTTTCTCTTCACGGTTCCCCGTGGTCGGTCGCCCAGGCAAGCACCTGCGCTCTCGCTTCCGTCAGTGCTTCGCACAGCAGGTTCGCGGCGTCTTCGTCCATCCCGCTGGGCAGGTCGTTCACCACTGCAAGGGCTGCATCTGCGTCAATGCGGATCTGATCACAAAGCAGCATGGCCCGCGCCCAGTCCTTTACAGTGTCTTTTTGCATTTGCCAAGCTCCTCCACATGGTACACCCGGAAGTCGTCGTACTCCGGGTGCTGCTCCCGTGCCAGCTCCAGCGCTCTGGCTTTGGCCACGCCCTGGCTGCTGCCGCCCACCAGCAAGGCCGTCTGCAGTCGCAGCGGGTAGCCGTCCCGTCTCATCTCAATGTGCACACGGTAACGCATCCTGCTCACCCCACCTTCCGCTTTCCGGCTTTCACGGTGTTCTCCGGCTGCCTGTGCGCCCGGTGTCCGGCCTTTTCCTCCTGCTCCTGGGCCGCAAAGCCCAGCCGCATAAAAAGCCCGGCCGCCAGCACCAGCACCATGGCCGTCACAAACTGCCCGTCCGTGATGGGTGCCCCCACCTGAGCGTTGCCTTCCAGCCCCATGCCGCACAGCAGTCCGGCGCAAAGGCTTCCCACCGCCAGCCAGTGCCATACCGTCGATTTGATTCTCATTGCAAAATACCTCCGTTTGCGTTATACTTCTGGTGATAGCGGCCCTTGTCAGATCGCTTTCACTCGGAGCCCACCGGTGTTCTCAGCACCGGCGGGCTTTTTGTTTTGCTCTACCTCCGGGAAAAACAGCTCCCCGATTTCTTCCTGCCCGATCTCCAGCAGCTCACACACCGCCTCGATCTCATCGCTGTGCCATCGCTGGCTGCCGTTCAGCCGGCCGGAAATCGCATACGGCGACATCCCGATGCCCGCCGCCACTTCCTTGTCCCGGAATCCCTCTGCCCGGAACCGCGCCCGCAGCCTCCAGTATGGGATCTGCATAAAGGTCCCCCGGATCTTCGCTTCCCGCATCCGTCACTCCTCCTGCTCTGTGATGGTCTGCAGCACCCGCTGCAGCCGTTCGGCCGCGCACCGCGCATCCTGCGCCATATACACACAGTCGCTGTCCTCTTTGTCCAACCGGTCCATCAGCTGCTTGCACGTCGTGATCAGCTCGTCGCACATCGCACCTGCGGCCTCCACCATCCACTTGCTGCTCAGCAGCATCGGCCGTCCGGTCTCGGTGGGCTTCTCCCCGGTCGGCACCAGCCGCCCCGCCGGGGCATTGTTCCGGTCGGTCATTCCTCCTCACCTCCCAGTCGGATGCCCCACTCGGCGCAGATGGTCTCGCGCACCGGCTTTGCAAAGCCGATCAGCTCATCCCCGCGTGCAGCCGCCAGCACTGCCGTTCCCACGATGCCGCTCATATAGCCGTACTGGTACAGATTCATCGCCTTCCAGTTTACCGGCAGCTCCTGCAGCAGGCCTTCCTCGTTCACGATCAGCTTGATGCTGTCCACCGGCTCCCTGGCCCAGCCTGGTTCCAGGCAGCTGTCTGCCGTCTCGATCAGCCCGCCCACCAGCTGCTGGAGCGTCTCCAGCTTGCAGGTGTCTCCGTCGTCGCACCGGATCAGGCGGCCCGTGCCGTCCGTCCGGATCTGGATCATGTATCGTTCCATCTTTTTTACCTCAATAATTCTCTTGTGGTTCTGTGCCTTTGCAAATCTTATCTTTGCTATTCTCTGCCGTTCCGTTGCGTAGCATTGCCTTGCTCTGCTCTGCCTTCGCGCTTCCTGGCGTCGCAACACCATGCCCCTGCTGCGCATATCAAGTCGCCGCGCCTCGTTGCCGTGCCTTGCCTTTGCAGCTCTTCTCTCTGCTACTCTTTGCCTTGCCTTTGCCTTGCCTGTCTGTGCTTCTCAGTGCCACTGCACAGCAGTTCACCTCATAGCCTTTGCTTTGCACCGCCGTGCCTTGCCATTGCCAAGCTGTGCATCGCACCGCCTCCGCGAATCAGGGCCGTCAATGCCATGCCACTGCTGCGCATATCAAGTCGTCGCGCCTCATTGTCTTGCTTTGCCGTTGCAAATCTCCGCAAGGCCGGTCTACGCCCTTGCCTTTAGTCCGTGATCTCGTAGGTAAACCGACCTTTGCCGCTGTTGCGCCACTGGCCGATGCCCCGCAGCCGTCCGTAGTCCAGCCATTCCCGCACTGCCTTTTCGTGGGCGTCCTCCAGGCACACCACGTCAAACTCACAGCCCGAACCTTCCGGGATCTCCTCGCTGTTTGCAAGGCTCACCCGCTCGCCCTGCGCCGTCTGCGCACGCAGCGGTCTCTGGCATTCCCGGATGTCGCCCGTGCAGCGGATGGGGATCATCCGCGGTTCCACAAAGATCAGGCCGTCGATCACCTTCTTGTAGGCGGTCATCTTGCCGCTCTCGTTCGCAGCGCGCTTCTTGCCGGTTTCGGTCTTTCCGCCCACCCGGCTCAGCATGCCGCATGCGTCCTTGAAAAATCCCTTTACCTGGTAGTCGTACAGCACCGGCTGTCCGTCGTCGTTGCGGGGGAACACCGTCATGCCCTTGTCTGCCACGGCGTCCGCGCCAATGGCGGCCACCTCGTCCTCAATGCTCGCCGCATCGGGGCTTTTGCTGGCGATAAACTCCCGGGCAATGTTCTGGTTGCTCGGCCAGGTGCCCAGCACCGGCTCGATAAAGGTCAGTTTCACATGCATTCGTTTCATTTCGTACACTCCTTGTCCTCCTTACTTCCAGTCCTGTGCGTCAAAGTCCTTCAGCGCACATTCCATCTCGTATCTCCGGTCCCTTGCAGCTTTCCGCACCCTCACCCGGGCGTCGGTCTCCGGCAGCAGCCCGTCCGGGTCCAGCCGCTTCAGTTCCTCGTTCAGCAGGTCAATCTGCTGTTCTGCCACTACCAGCTCGTGCTCCATCAGCTGGCGGATGATCCGCAGCGTGTTGTACTTCATCTTGTTTTCCTCCTTATTTTTCATCCCACAGGTCCAGCCCGGTAACTGCCAGCAGTACGCCAAAAAGCACCATTGGCGGCCAGTCCATCCACCATCCTACGTTAAACACCACTGTCCCGATGGCTTCGATCAGCAGTGCCCACAACATCCTGCGGTTCATGCGCTCTTTTCCGGCTTGTCCGGCTCGTCCTCGTGCAGCTGCGCTGCATCTGCCAGGCCCCTTGCATATCCCAGGGCCATGGCCTGCATCGGGTCCGGCAGCTTTGCCGCCGTGGTCAGCAGCTCCACCATGCGTTTGGTTTCCTGATTGTCAGTCATCATGATTTTTGCACCATCCCTTCATTGACTTAGGCGGTTTATGTTTCGCCTATGGCTACAGTATATTCTCCTATGGTGATTTTGTCAAGTTTTTTCTCTATAAAACTTGTCATTGGATATTTTTTGTGTTAATCTATAGAAAAGGAGGTGATAATCATGAATGAACGATTGCGTGACCTGCGAAAAGCTCTCGGCTTGACCCAAAGTGAACTTGGAGAAAAGGTCGGCATCGGCGGCGCCGCTATTTCCAAAATCGAAAAGGGTGACCGTGGCCTGACTGAAACGCTTCTTCGTGCGATCTGCCGGGAATTTAACGTCAACGAGGAATGGCTGCGGCATGGCAGCGGCGAAATGTTCTCCCAGCATTCCGCCGATCTGGTGGAGCAGATGGCCCGGCAGTACGGCCTTGGCCTGTATGGGGAGCAGCTTCTTGCCACCTATCTGCAGCTTTCCGACGCTGACAAAAAAGCTGTGGAGCGTTTCGTGGCACAGCTTACCGCCAACGTCCAGCAGGCTGAGGATACGCACTCTGCGCCAAAGGGGGGAGAGTTCCTGGCTCAGTAGTCTTTTACCGTCAGGCCTTGCGGTGCAGGTAACCGATCAAAAAAAGAGGGAGCACCCCACCGGGTGCCTCCTCTTTTTTGTTGCCTGTGCAACAAAACATTTCCCACATCTTCCTTCTCCCCCGGTTTTCTTCTATACTCAAGTAAAAACCTTGGAGGAGATACCTTTGCTTTTGTACTATATCATTGGTGGCTCTGCCGTCTTTTCTCTGATTGCTGGCTATCTATGGGGTAACAATACCGGACACCAGCAGGAGCAGCATTCCCGAGAAGCAGCCGCCGTCAAGTTGGATGCTGAAATCGCACAGAAAAAGCAATGGATCGAGAAGCTGACAGAATCCTACGAAGCTCACAAAAAACTCGAGAAGAGTGCCCAAATAAACCTCAATCTTTAAACCGAAC